AAATTAATTCATTGGACTAACTTGAAATATTAATAAAAATGATAGATTTGCAATTATTAATTAGCACTATATGAAAAAGATTATTTTATTCTTACTATTTACAACTACAATTTTTGCTCAAGATTTCGCAAAAGATACTTTATTAGTTTATGGTACTCAACCAGCATCGATATTAAAAATAAAGAATCATAAAATATACATCGCCCAAAATAAGGAACTTCAAACTCCTTATTTAAAGCAAAAAGATGGTTCTTTTGTTTCTAATGGAGTTCCGTTTGTTCAAATTCATTTAGATAAAAACAAACATACTATTGGCTCAACATACAACTATGTTGATGTATTGTTTGACAAACTTGGTGGAACAAATGAAATAATTGAAGTAAACAACACAAGAGTTTTATTGCATTATGACAAAAAGGAAAAGGACAAAAAAGAGCAAATATTTGTCTTTTATCCTCTTAAAGATAGATTTTTAAATTTTAATTTTATTTTCAACTATAAGGATGATGACGATAGATTTAAGAAAGAAAATGAAATCTACCAAATTATAAAAGATACTATTTTAGTTGTAGAAGATTATTACTTAACCCGAAAAACATAAAGCCCTGTTTAGGGCTTTTTTATGCGAAAAAAAATCGCCTTGTATGTTTTGTTTCATCTGTTTATCTTTGCCCTATATGACACGCAAAGAAAGACTTGCCGAAAGAAACAACCTAGTTCGTAAGCACTTTTACGATATAAAGGCAAAAAATCCCAAATGGAGGATTGATGCTGTTATTGATGAAGTTGCCGTCAAAGTCTTTTTGTCAAGCCGCACCGTTGATGCTATCATTAGCTACGAGGGTATCTATAACGACAATACCACTCCTCAAAGTCCAAGTCAATTAAAAATGTTTTAATTGGTTTTTAATTGCTATTTAAAAAAGTTTTATATATTTGCAGTGTTGGTTCTACGGAACTAACGTTGCGAGACCTCATAAGTAATTATGAGGTTTTTGCGTTATATATAAGTCCTAGTTTTCCTTTGTCATCCAAAAACCAAACCTCTTGAATATCTTGTTTATCAATAAAAACCCTGTTTTTTATATTTCTTTCAAGGAATGATCTTGTAACTCCACAGTCCTTAATTATAATTTTATTAGATTGCTTCAAACCTCTACTCAACATATTTTTTAATGTTGTCACAGGGTTTGAATTTTTTGTAATATCAAATCCTTCCAATTCATAAAACAATCCATTTACTTTAAAATCAGGGCATTTTTTTTCAAACTTTGTTCCAATTAAGTTTTTATATATTTTACTATATAATGGGCTATCAAAATCAACTCTTGGTAATAACTCTGTCGCTTTACCCATTTTAGCAAAATGCTTACAACACGCCAACACATCATTATAATCACTTGCCTCAACATCAACCAAATTAGAACTTAATATTTTGCCTTTACCTTTAAACGGAAGTTCAAAAGTTTTATATTCCTTTTCTTCAAAATTTCGTTTGGCTTGTTTGCTTGCCTCTTTTACTTCCGCACCACTCAATCCATCAAAATAAGCATCTTTGACGAAAACTTTACCACTATAAAAAGGATTATTTTGAAATTCTTTTTTTACTTTAAAATCGGGTATAGTTTCGCTTACATCCTCATCGGTTTGCTCAATATTGCATCTACAACCCCAATCGAGTGGCGTTGTATGTGTTTTCCAAAATGAATGATTTATAGGCAAAATCAAACCGTCTAAAATTTTATGCTCGTCTCTTACTCGTGCATCGCCTGCAGTAACATATTTCAAGTTTGGGTACAAGTCGGCATCGGCTTCAAAATCTTGCCATTGTTGAGTCATATTTGCCGTGGCAACCGTATGGTCGTATTCGGTTTTCAACCAACGGCGGTTGTACTCAACATTTAACTCATCGGCTTTCTTTTTGAATTCGCTCCAGGGCGTAACTTTTCCATTACTGGTAAGTGCCGCTTCTAACTGCTTTCTAAAGCTCGTTTCTTTGAATGCCGAAAATTCTGCAATATTATATTTCAATGAATGCGATAATGCGGGATCGTACATTTCTGGTTTTGGGTTGTAACCCAAGTCAACACCTTTGGAGAGCGTATTGTAATAATGCTCCCAAAGTTTCTTTTGGTTTTCTGTCGATACGGCTCTATCTTCAAATAATTGCCTAATGTAGCTTTCAATTAGCCCACTTAAAAAATCATCTTTTTTGCTTAATTTAATTGGTTCGTGCGAACCACAACAATGCGTTCGATAATATAATTTAAGCAGGCTTAACGCTTTTTTGCCTTGCTCGGTTTTTCAGTTGGTTTGTTTGCGTTTGGCATACTTTCAACTTCCGAGCCATACGTTTGCTCAATATATTGCTGTTTTAAAATATACCCTGCATTTAGCAAAACACCATCAATTTTGATTTGCTTTTCGGGTTCAATGGTTTTTTCAACTGCAATTTTTGCTTTATCTGAAATTACATAACCTAACTTTCGCATAGAACGAACCAACCAGTTATTAAGAAAAGCGAGCATCTTTTTTTCGTCTGAAAATGTCACCTCTCCAAGTGTATTTTCGTGTACGTTTCCTTGCGCTTTACTTGCTCCGTTTTCGGTTGTCATTGTTTGGTGTAAAATCAGTTTTGAAAGTTCTTTGTCAAGAGCTTCAATTTTTTTGTAGAATACATTGAACGAATCGGCTTTGCTATTTTCTTTAATATCTACTTCCGTTCCTATTGGAAATACACCATAAGGAGCCGACCCCATTTCTTCTAACCAACCCGCAACTTCATTTTTTACGGTTTCACTTTGTGAAGCAATTTTTGCAATACGAATAGGAATACCAAACAACTCCTCGAACTCGTCCCAACTGCCCCACGAGTGGCGTTTTAAAATGGTGTAAACTGCCGCCTTTTCTAAAATTCCAATATTGCTGTAGAAATTAGCATAAAGCAAAATATCGTCAACCTGTGAAACATCAAGCCCTTTGTTACCACTTAAATCATAAAGTAATATCTTTTGTCCTGGTACCAAGAAACCTCTGTCGATTACTTCAACTTCTTTGATGTTTCCTTTTTCAAAATCTTTGATCCAAATAAAAGTCTCGCCAAAGTAAATAGATTTGTGCGCCTCTTGAAGTATTAATTCAAACCACTCTTTGTCTTTTATTAAATCGGTCAAAGCATCATCTTTAATGCCATCAACCGTAAAAATATAATCTTTGTTTGTGGTTCTTAATGTTCGGTTTTCAGTAATACCAGTCAAATGTCCATCAAGCATAATATCTTGATACACTTCTTGCATTGGGTAGTTCTTTGGTATTTCAGATTGATAATAGGCAAATCGTGCCGCTTGCCAGTCGTTAATCTCTTTTCGATACAAACGGCGTTGACGGCGAATAACATCAACCATAAAATTAGTTACCTTGTTTATATCTTTTGAATCAGCTCCCGAAAGTGTTACTTTTTTACCAATAGCGTTGCCACTCAAATGCACTGTACTTGATGAGTTGGTTCGGTTTGCAAGATGCTTTACTATTCTTTTTCTAGTCATTATCGTAATATTTTATCTAATTCTTTATTTATTTTTTTGCTTATCTGTGTGTTTAGATAAGCCGATTTTCCCATAAATCTACGTTTAGGCATTCCGTCTAGTCCTTCATTGTGGCGTTCTGCATATTCTTTGTAGGTGTAAAAAGTTACTTGACTACTTCCTATACTTACACGGTATCGAAACGAGTTTCGGAGCTTGTTACCTCCTGTGGCAAATCCTGTTAATATTGCCCGGTCTTTTATGGAACTTCCGTACTTGTTTAAATTTCCTGCTTTGCCTCTCCTGCTGGTTCTGTAACGAGTTATATCTCGACCTTGCCTATCTTCGGTTTTTCGCTCTTGCCATTTTTCAGTACTGGTGTCGGTAAATCCTTCGTCTCTAAAATTCTTTTGAATAAAGTTTTTACCTTCAACTCCGATTATCTTCAAAACTTTATCGGGTATCTCTTGAGCGGCTCGATCTAACAACTTTTGTAATTCCGATAAATCGCTCATTAAAAATGGTTTTGATATTTTTTGTTACTTCCCAACTTCAAAAATGTTGCAGGTGTGTCAGGAGTTCCGTCTCCGTCAGTATCAAGAGTTCGAATAGGTAAAGGCGGTTTTATTTTACCTTCAGATACTTTTTCAAGCCATAGCATTGCTTCGTCATATCGGCTTTTTGCAACCTCATTCATTATCTTGGTTCTACGAGTGTAAATCTCATAGATAACAATACCTTTCAAGTGTTTTAAGATGGTTTTGTTTCTGTCATCACCAGTTTTAGAAAAGATGGCTTCGGTGTCAAAATATTGATACAAATACGTTGAAACCACATCGATGCTTTCAAGTATAATATCGGTAACTATACTGTCGTCATTATTGATGATTTTATTAATTATTTCGTCTGTGGCAACGGTTTTTAATTCGGCTTTTTCTAAAAACATGATTACGGATTTATGGTTATTGTTCTGTTGGAATACTTCGGGTTGATGCGTCTATAAATTAGCGTACTAAATGACAATCGGTAACTCATCATTTCGCTGTCCTCATCCTCATTGGCTTCGTTGGTTAGTTGCAATGGCTTGAAATAATCGCCTTTTAAAAATTGTAAATTTTCAACAATAGTATCTTGCAAATCAATTTCTACTAATCCGTGGTCATCGTCTGCAGTTGTATCGTGCTGGTCAAACCAACCATCTTTTGTATATAAAATAACATCTACAGTACATTCGCCTTCCTGTTTGTTTTCTACCATACTTTCCCAACGCACCGCCTTTATTTCAATAAGTGCGGCAGTCCAATAAGTAGGATAGTTTTCTTTAGGATTTGAAAACTGTTTGCGTTGCAAATCCACTAACTCCAGTTGTGGAATTTGTGTAAGGGCTTCTTTTATTTTTATGTATAGTTCCTTGCGTGGTGTCATACTCTACGGGTTGTTTTTTTTCTGCCAATTACTGGTCTGCTTGATATATCTTGACTGGTTGAATAACCGAAATAGGTTCTACCTAATCGAACTGCATTTTCTAACGTATCTGGAAAGTCATCATGTGCTTTTGTTCCTTTTTCAAATGATAAAATTTGTTCGGATGCTTTGTTCCAATCGTTTGTATCTTTTAACTTTTTATCAACAACAATTAGTTTATTAAAAAACACATCTGTTAAAGTGGCTTCAATTCTTAAATGTTTGTCAGTTGATGTATGATTAGGCAAAGGAACTGATGCGTATTTTTCACGTTCGGCAGCAGCTAACCAAGACGGTAAAAAAACCGCTGCTTGTGCAACCGAAGCATCATAAAAAGATAGTATAGAAAGTCCTTTTTTATTGTACTCTCGCAACTTTGCAAAATGCCATTCCATTGCTTCGGGCAAATCACATTGACGACAAAATACATCTAACAAATAGATTTTACCGTTTTTTAATCCAAGTATTGCGCACGCTTTAAAATCGCCGTTTCTTGTGTATGATAAATCCCAATGAGCAATAGCTCCGTCAAAAATCATTTCGTTTGGTATGTCTTCATATTTTAGCCATTCGGCTTTAAATAGTTTACCTTTTTCGATTGGATTGTTGTAGTCTTCACGTTGGGAGGTATAATAATCAGTTTTAGCGTTGATGTTTTTTACATCTGTTTTGTTCAATCTTTGATGCCAAGTTGGGTTTCCTTTTTCGTCTGAAAGATTTATTACTTGCTCGTCAAAATGTTTTGATTTCTTGAAAGCATCTTTTATACCGTCAAGCAATCCATTTTTAACGATATAGTTATTTGGCACGATTAATCGTCCTCTTTTAAAGTGAAACGCTTTAACCAAATCGCCTGTGATTTTCTCGGTGTTTTCTTGCGTTAAAATTTGGTTTTTAGCTTGTTTTCTATCCTCGCAATCGTCCAAAGAAGTAAAATCAATTCTATATGGCCCAGAGCGTAAACCTCTAAAAGGTTGATTCAATCCCAATGCTAAAAACTTTCTGCCATCATTTGTATCAAACTCTCCATCTGCCCAGTTGCCATAACTTACTTGCATTCCAAAATCTTTAATATACCTTTCATTATATTGGAGGTGCGTTTGTAAATCAGATAACAGAATTTTAGCAAAGTCGCCATTTCTACCAACTAAAAGCCCAAAGAAAAGCTCGTTATTTTCTTTTAAATGACAAACATTACCAACATTGGTATGAATAGATTTTGCAGAACCACGATACCATTTTCTTAACTGAATAATAAAAGGATCACTAAATACTTTTTCGTACGAGCTTTGGTGAAAATCGGAACAAGGAGCATCAGCCAAAGAGTGAGAAACTCCCACACCAAAATAATAGTCGAAAAACTTTGTGTAGTTTTCGGGTTTAAGCAAATAACTTATTCTTTCTTCCTGTTGCTCCGTAGATTCTTTGATTAATGAACTATAAGTAAGTTCTTTAATCATTGTTGATTTTAGCTTAAACTTTTCTAAAGCATTTTTATATTCGGTTGCCGTCATATCAAATTAAAGTGTCTATATATTCCGTTTGTAATAGTCTAATAACTTTTAAATACTCAAGGTTTTTTTCTCGTTTATCGGCTTTAGATTTTGCGATTACATCCATAAACCAATCAATAAAAGAGTCGAATGCCTCCATTGAGTAAACGGCTTTCTTTTTCACATCGTCCATACGTTCCCACGATGCGGCAAGTTTTGAAATGTCATCGGGTTTATACGGCATTGCTTTGCCCGATTTTATCGCCGCTATATTGGAGCGTATCATTGCTTTTATCTCGTTTGGAGATATATTTTGCAATTGCTTTTCTTCATCCCAATTGCCTTTTTTTCGCCAAGCGTTTAACGTTTTTACGCCAACCTGTATCGTTTCCATTTCCGAGATAGACTGCAAAGAATACCCTCTAATGAATAGTCCCATTGCATCGGATATTTTTTTGTCTCGTTCAGAGTTCATCATACGACCGCTTTTGGAAACTTCCGTCTCATTGTCGGTTTTGTTTTTTGCTTTACTTGTAGTATCCATCAATATTCAAGTTTCCGTTTTCTTCAAACTTTATGTTATTAATTTTCATTCCGTCATACTCAAGGTTTTTCTTGGCTTCAA